AAGTGGAGACATTAAATGAAACGACAAAAAAGAGTATGGGACAAGAAAACTGGTGGACTAATCTATGTTGATAGTGTTAAGGATTTCTTAGCTCAACAGCAGGATAGTAAAGTTGAAGCTCCAGTAGTTGAAGAGGAAGTAGTTGAAGAAGCTGCTCCAGCAGAGGAAGAAGACTCTGAGTAAGTGTAAAAATTGTGGACACGATTCTCATTGTGGTATTCCTCTAACTAAAACTGTTGATCAGATTATATCTGGTAGTAATGATACTAAGATAGAAATCTGTAAAACTTGTAGGTGTGATACATGTACACCTAAGACTGATTGGGGTTAAAATGGCAGTATCTGGTACATATAACTTCAACTTAGATATAGATGAAGTAATCCAAGAAGCTAGTGAAATGATTGGGGGAGAAGATACCCTTGGTCATGAACCTGCTTCTGCAAGACGTTCTATTAACCTTATGCTGAAGGATTGGCAGAATAGGGGCATACTCTTGTGGACAACCAATACAAGTAGTATTACATTGTCTACGAGTGTTACTTCCTATGACTTAAGCAGTAGCACAATTAATGCTCTTGAGGTAGTCTTACGAAGGAATAACTCAGATATACAGCTTACCAGAATTACTCCAGAAGAATATCTTCTTATACCAGCACATACACAGACAGGCAGACCTACTCAGTACACTATACGTAGAGATAGAGATAACCCTGTCTTATCTGTATGGCCTATACCAGAGAACTCTACAGATACTTTACAATTAGAAGTAGTCAGTGAGATGCAGGATGTGAATAAGTCTGCTGGTCAGAATGCTGATCTACCTAAGAGATTTCTACCACCACTTACTTGTGGACTAGCTTACTATATGTCTATGAAGCGTCCACTGGTGGCAGATACAAGAATAGCAATGCTTAAACAAAACTACGAGGATATGTTAGCTAGGGCAATGGAAGAAGACAGAGAAAGAGCTTCTTTATATCTATTACCTAGATTAACATTCTATAACTAATGGCAGTAAATAGTAAAACTTTAGCAATGTGTGATACCTGTGGATTTACTTATCCACATAGGGTAATGAGAATGAATAGTTATGGTCTTCTGGTTTGTCCTGAAGACTTTGAAGGACAGTATGATTTAAAGAACAGTCCATTAAACAAAGTTCCAAATGTAAAGGATAATCCTAGAGTTAAGAATCCTAGACCTGATGATGGTGGAAGAGGAATAACATGGGATGAATACGCAGAATGGGTTACAGTAGATCCTGAAACTCTTTCTCCTATTATAGGTAATACAAATTGGCAACTTGCAAATAGAACATGGGATGCAATATGACAAATTTTAGCGGTAAACTCATATCTAATACATATAAATCTTTGCTGACTGTTAATGCAAGTGTAACAGGTACAGGAGTTGATACTTCATTAGTTCCTATTCAGACAGCAGATGGTACTAATACAGCTATTAGAGTAGCAACTAATGCAGCACAAATACATGGTAATTTTGGAGTATCTGGTAATCTTTCGGTAAAAGATAAAGTATGTGCTTCAGCTTTTTTTGGAGATGGTTCAAACCTTTCAGGACTTACAGCCTCTATTGGTGGCAGTATATCAGTAGGTAATGCTCTTATAGATGGAGTAGTCACAGTAACAGGCAATGCAGTATTTGAAGCAGATGTATCAGTTAGTGGAGATCTTAATGTTGCAACAAATGCATCTGTAGGTGGAACTCTGATTAATACTGGAGCAGCTACATTTAGCTCAACTGTTACCGTAGTTGGAGCAGGAACATTCAAGGATGACGTATCAGTCAGTGGTGATTTAGCTGTTAAAGGTGACGTATCTGTAGAAGGTAATGTATCTCTTGGAGGTACACTTGATGTAACTGGAGCAGGAACATTTAATGCTAAAACAGAATTTAATGATGATGTATCAGTTAGTGGAAACTTAGATGTAACAGGTAATGTATCTGTAGGTGGAACAGCAGTATTTAATAGTAACGTATCTGTAAGTGCTAATGTAAATGTAAATGGTAATGTAACAGCAACTTATTTCTACGGTGATGGATCTAATCTTAGCAACGTAGAAGCTGAGTTAGGAACAGCTACTAATATATCTGTTGAAGGATTTATACATGCAGGTGGAAGTGTATCTGTAAGTGGACCTTTTAATGTTGTAGGAGCAGCTACCTTTAAGGATGATGTATCAGTTAGTGGTAACACAAACCTTAGTGGTACAGTTACAGTTGGAGGAGCCGTAAGTCTTGCATCTACTCTAAGTGTAGGTGGTGCAGTTAATCTTCTAGGTACAACTACAATAACAGGAGCAGCAGGATTTCTAAGTACAGTTAGAGTAGCAGGTGCAACTTCAATAGAAGGAGCAACTCTACTTAAGAGTACAGTCACAGTAGTCGGAGCAGCCCATCTTCAAGACACAGTATCAATCGGAGGAGCAGCCACATTTGCTTCCACAGTCACAGTAGTTGGAGCAACACATCTACAGAGTACAGCATCAGTTGGAGGAGCAGCTACGTTTGCTTCCACAGTTACGGTTGTAGGTGCAGCACATCTTCAAAGTACAGCATCAATCGGAGGAGCAGCTACATTTGCTTCTACAGTCACAGTTGTAGGTGCAGGTACATTTAAAGATGATGTATCAGTCAGTGGTAATGTAGTTATAGGTGGAACAGTAACAATTAGTGGTGCTAACGTACAAGCATCCAATGCAAAGGTTTGTGCTTCAGCATTCTATGGTGATGGCTCTAACTTAACAAACATTTCAGCATCCATAGAAGGTAATATATCAGTTAATAATGCAACAATAGGTGGTAATCTTTATGTTGGTGGTACGGTTACAGTTGCAGGAGTAGGTGTATTTGAAAGTGATGTATCTGTTTCTGGTGATCTTGATGTAGCTACTAATGCTTCTATAGGAGGTACTTTTACTGCCACAGGAGCTACACAACTAGGATCTACAGTTACAGTTGTAGGTAAAGCTGTATTTGAAGGAGATGTATCTGTAAGTGGAGATATAGATGTAGCTACGAATGCCTCAATAGGAGGAACACTTGTAGCTACAGGAGCAAGTCAGTTTGGATCTACAGTTACTGTTGCAGGGGCTGCTATATTTGAGGATAGTGTTTCTGTATCAGGTAATGTGGATGTGGCTGGTAATGTTTCTGTAGGAGGTACAATACAGGTAACAGGTAATGCTAACTTTGATGGAGATGTATCAGTTAGTGGAGATGTATCTATAGGAACAAATTTATATGTAGGTGGTACAGCTACTATAGCAGGTAATGCAGGACTTCTAGGATCGTTTAGAGTTAGTGGTGCAGCATCACTTGAAGATGCTGTAGTTATGAAGAGTACAGCTACAGTCTCAGGTGCAGTAGGACTACTGACCACACTAAGGGTTGCAGGAGCAGTATCGTTAGAAAATAATGTAGTAATCGGTGGCACAGCTACTATCACAGGTAACTCAGGATTCTTAGGAACTGTCAGAGTTAGTGGTAATACAAGTGTAGGTGGTACATTTGCTCTTGCTAAGTCAGCAGCAGCAACAGTACATACAACAGCTATCAATGGAGTAACCAGTGTATCTCTTAACTTTGGAGGCGCACAAAACTTCTTGACAACTGTAACAGCAGCACATACAATGGCAAGACCAACAAATGCTAGAGTAGGTCAAGTAGGAAGTATATTCTTTGTACAGTCAGGTGGTAGTGGTACATTATCATGGAATGCTTGTTGGAAGTTTCCTGCTGGAACTGATCCTACCTTTTCTACCTCCAATGGAGCAGTAGATAGATTAGATTATATAATAGCATCTGTATCTAGTGATGACACAGGTGAAAACATACAAGCAATACTATCACAGGAATATAGTTAATGTTTAATAATAATTTATTAATGGGTGCAGCAGCAGCAACTAGTGGTACTAGTGTAGTATCAGTAGATAACTCTGCTTTATATATAGATAATTACTTGTCTAGAACAGAAGTTACTGGAACAGAAGATGATGCTCAATATATAAGCTGTTGGATATATAGAGGTGCATTAGGTAGTACACAAATTATTTGGGCTTGTGATGATGGTTCAAATTCTAATCGTGATATGCTTTATATTGATTCTAATAATTTTATAAACTTTATATCTGTAGTTGGAGGATCTAATCAATGTTATGCGTATGGAACTGCTTCTGCTGGAGGTCAGTTACGTGATTCTGTTGGTTGGTATCATATTGAAGCTCATCTTGATCCTACAAATGCTATATCAAATAACAGACTTAGAATTTTTGTAAATGGTAAAAGATATAATCTAACGGTTAGCACAGTTTGGGACACTAGTGATAACTTTGGAGGTATAGGAACTTCTGGAAGAACTTTTTATATAAATCGTTCAAATGCAACAAGTTATTTTAATGGATATATTGCAGAATTTGTAAGGATTGATGGTAGTCCAATAGGTATATCTACAGGTGAATATGATTCTACTGGGTTATATTGGACACCAAAAAGTTCTGATGACATAAAAGCTTTAACTTTTGGTAATAATGGAGTGTATCTAGATAATACTACAAACCCTCAAACAGACGCTAGTGGTGAAGGTCATAATTATACGAATAATAGTACTGTTACAACTTCTCTTCACAGCCCAACAAATTCTTACCCTGTTCAAAACCCTTTAACAATTACAACGCAGTATCCACCTTCTCTGTCAGAAGGGAATTTAAAGCAGACGGGTAATTCTGCAGGAAGTTGGGCATCAGGAGTTTTAGCGACTCTGCCTTGCGATGGTGGGGGAAAGTTTTACTGGGAAGCTAAATGTTTAGGACTGCATGGAACATCTCAATATATTGGTTTGGGTATAGCACCAATGGACTTTCCTAGATTAAATCATGTGGATGGTTCGTCAAATTTTGCAACTCCCGGTGAGACAGGTTATCAAGGTGGAAGCATCCTTTTTAATGGATCAAGTTACACAAATTTACGTTCAAATAGTGCCGCCCAAGATACTAATATTAGTGGTTCATTAACAATAGCTGTGAACGATTTTATGCAGATAGCCTTTGACAGTTCAAATGGTAAACTATGGTATGCAAAAAACAACAGTTGGTACAACTCTGGAGATCCTGCTAATGGAACAAACCCAAGTTCAACTTTGACTGCTGATAAGTTTTGGTTTCCTTGGTTTGGAAATTATACTAATTCTGACATCTGGCAAATTAATTATGGTGCAACTGATTTTGAGTATACTCCCCCAAGTGGCTTTAATAAAGTAACTACAAGTCAAATAGCGTCTGATACAACTCGTACTGCATCTGACAGTACAAAATATTTTCAAACTGTAGTTTATGAAGGTAATGGTGGGCAACAAAGGGTAGGAAATTTCCAACCGTTTACAGATAGTTTTACTGTGTCTAAAGGTGCTTTATTTCCAGCAACGGGATATCTTAACAGAACATTTGATGAAGCTGGTAATAGACAAATATTTAGTTTATCTACATGGTTTAAAATTGGTCAAACTGGGGAACAAGAAGGCAGTGTTGGAGTTACACTGTTTAGTACAAAAAATGGTTCATCTAACAGTGAGTCAACATGGTTTGTTGTTAAGCTGAATACGTCCAACCAGCTAGTAGTCAGTATCTGGAATGACCTTATTACAACTAGAACTTTTGAAGAT